CAAGTAAGATGATAGATAAAAGGGGCGGAACTTATGTTAAAGATTTGGGGGTTATGTTAAAAGAAGCCCGTGAAACAAAAGGTTTATCACTCAATGATGTAGCGATACATTTTCCAAGTAAAACTGGTGGAGTAACTGGTTGTGTATGGAATTGGGAAAGTGGAACAAACTATCCAACTATAGAACAAGTAAATCAACTTATAGAAATACTTGATTTAGATATATCCAAAGTAGAAAAGGTATATGGTAATATCATCGGTAAAAAGGTTAGTGGTATTGGTAAGGCATTTACAAAAGAAGGTTGGGGAACTGGTAGTGATGAGGTTGATATTGTTGAACCATCAACAGACCTTGCCAAAAAGTATGAAGGTTCTAAATTAGGCTTCCAACCAAAACCTGCCGTGGAACATATTATTATTGGTATGAAACCACACGGGTCAAAAAGTTATATTGATAATGTATTAAACTTTGAGGCATTACCTGATAATATCAAAATGACTTATCCATTTATTCAAGTTCCAAAACCAGCAAAAAAGGAAAAGGATTTGGGGTTAGATAATATAGAAGCAAAAGAAGGTAGAATTGGTGCGACATATTCAGCAAACCAAGATAGTAGTAAAATGGGTGGAAACCCTGATAAACCTACATTACCAAAAAAGAACTTCCACCCAACAACCAAACCTGTTAAACTAATGTCCTACATCATCACCTTATTCACAAGGGAAGGGGATTGGGTAATTGACCCGTTCTTGGGTAGTGGAACAACTGGTTTAGCATCAAAACTTATCAACAGACATTTTGTCGGTATAGAAAGGGAAAAAGAATACTTTGATATATGTGAGGAAAGATTATCTGTATCAAGGGAAGAATTGGTAAAGTTCTTTAAGATGGAAAAAGACACACAGACAAAGTTGGAATTATGAGATACTCAAAAGGTATAATGTGGTTGGATGATTGTAGAATACCTACAACTGAACTTTTAGGTAGAGAACAAAAAAGTAGTCATAACTATGCTATGCTTCAAGGTGGATATAATGATGGTTTTTGGGATAATACAAAAGGGTTAGGTAGGTTCACCCCCAATCTACTGGTATGTGATGATATGTTAAATGATGGTGTTATAACAAAACAAAGTAAAAGAACATATAAACCCACAGAACATACTGGTTCTTTATTTGGTAATAGTCCCCAAGCACACGGAGTAGGAATTGGTGATACTGGTTCATCATCAAGGTACTACGACTTAGATATGTGGTTCAATAAACTAATAGATGAAATAAATTATGTCCTGTAAAGATTGTGAAAATAAACAAAATGATATATCATTAAATGGTATGAAAAATTATACAATAGAAGAATTACAAAGAGCCTATGAAATAGGTAATAAACCATCATATTCGGGTGATGAAACTGCTTGGTTCTACAACCTATACAACAGGGTATTTGGAACTAATCAACAACCTGGTTGTGGTAAATGTTTTGTTAATGTTAGAAAGAACTTAACACGCAGATACGAAGCTGAAAGGAATAACTAATGAGAACAGCAGGCCCCGGCAGACCAAAAGGTAGTGGTAAAGAAAATGGATATAAATTATCCAAAATGAACCAAGTTGAAACCGAAGATTTTATTAAAAGAAGTATGAAGAAAGTGTTTAACGAACACTTATCATACAACGAATATATTGAGTGGTGTAGGGAACAGGAAATATCACTTAAACAGGGTAATGAATATTGGATTAGAGTATGGGGTTTGGTTAAAGAAAAGTTCAGGTTAGAAAAAGACCAACTAATAACTAAACACCTACAAAAGTATTGGGACATACACGACAAGGCTATGAACTTGGGGGACTTATCAAACGCAAGACAAGTACTTAATGATATTTCAAAGTTGATGGGTATGAACGAACCTGATAAGGTTGATGTTAAAACTGAGTTAAAGATAAAGTTTAACTTTGGTGGAACTGAAGAAGAAGAATAATGGAATTACAAGTTGAAGGCTTTACCCCATACCCAAAACAAAGGGAGTGGATAAATGAAATAGAACAACCTGATGTAAAATACATTACATTATGTGTTGGTAGACAGGCTGGTAAAACATTATTGTCTGAAAACCTTTTATTAAAATGGGGATTAGAAAATAAAAAACAAACCATTATGTTTGTATCACCAGTGTATTCACAGGCTCGTAAAGTTTTTACTGATATTGAAAACGCACTTGGTGGAACATCTTTAATAACATCATCCAATAAGTCAAATTATGAAATGACTTTTATTAACGGAACAAAAATATTATTCCGTTCAGCTGAAAATGCGGATAGTTTAAGGGGATATACTTTGGACTATTTAATATGTGATGAGGCTGCTTATATCCGTGATGATGTATGGAATAAGATATTGAAACCAACCATCTTGGTTAGGGGTAAAAAGGTTTTATTTATTTCAACACCAAGAGGTAAGAATTGGTTTTATTTATTACACACAAGGGGTAAGGATGAAACACAAAAAGAATACATAACAATACAAGCCAGTTCATATTCAAACCCATACATTAGCACTGAGGAACTTGATGAAACAAGAAGAACATTACCTGAAGATATTTTTAGACAAGAAATATTGGGTGAGTTTGTAGATAGTGGTGGTGAGGTGTTTGTTGATATAGATAGATATTGTGTATTAAACAATTATACCGACAAAAAGTCAGGTATGAAATATTATGGTGGTGTGGATTTTGGAAGACAAAATGACTACACGGCATTAACCATTTTTGATGATGATGGTAATGTGGTTTATTGTTGGAGGGAAAGACAAAAGAGTTGGGCTGAAATTATCCAACACATAGCAAATAAGTTAAGGGAATATGACGCATTAACACAGGTGGAGTGTAATGGTATTGGTGATGTATTATACGAGCAGTTAAAGAATAAGTGGAATAAGGTAGAACCATTTATCACATCAAATACTTCAAAGCAAAACATAGTGGAAGACATTATATATGCGACAAATGAAAACCAAGTTAAACTACCAACAGAACAATTAAACCCCGCACTATATGCCGAATTAAAAATGTTTAGTTATGAATATTCAATGAAGACAAGAAAGATACAATACAAGGCTATTGAAGGGGCACACGATGATACAATTATGTCCTTATGTATAGCGTATAACACATTAAAGGAAAGAAAAACTAAGGGGGTATACTATGTGTATTAACCTGATAAAAGAATTAAATTAAAATAATATATTTTAGAATATGGAATTACACGTTATAGAATACGAAGGAAAACAATACAAGATTGAAGAACCCACCATTGAGTTGTGGAACAGATTAAACATCTTAAAGGACTTATACTTGGAAGATGAGTTTAACTTGTTGTTAATATCCATAGCAACTGGTTTGGATATTGAAGAAATAAAAGACGCTAATTGGGAAAGTATCTATGACGCATCTAATTCATTAGCCGACTACTTTTTAACACAGAGTGAAAAGTTTTACAATGACTTTGTTTTTAACGGACAGAAATACAGGTTTATTGACTTGGATAATTTAACCTTTGGTGAGTTTATAGATATTGATGAGTTCTTGTCCCGTCCAATAACCAAAAGACAAAGTGAATTAAACCACTTAATGGCGTTGTTTTATAGGGAGGTTGGTGATGATAATAAGTTGGTAAAGTATGACGCATCAAAGGTAGGGGATAGAGCATTACTATTTAAGATGTTGCCAGTCAAATACTTAAAAGGTTCAATGTCTTTTTTTTTGCGTTTAGAGAGCATATTACAAAAAAGTACCCGCTCTTATTTTCATCAGATGGGATACAAGACAATTTGGAAACTGAAAAAACTTTTGAGGGATTTTGGGGGTGGTATGCTACGCTTATATATTTATCTAATGAAAACATATTACAAGTCCAAGAAGTCGCACAAAGACATTTATTAGAGATATTTAACTACTTAACCTATATGAAGGACTTGAATATGTTGAGGGAAAGAGAATTAAAAAAACAACTAAAAAAATAATGAACTACGTTAATTTCAAAAATATTGTTGAGGACTTAAAAACCCTTGAATTAAACCATAAACAATTAAATAGTTTTGGTATTGGGGATATTAAACAACTCATCTATTTAACACAACAAAGGGATAAGGTTGAAAACACAACTGACGCCGCACCAATATATCCTTTGATGTATGTTATACCTGTAAGTGTTAATAGAGCTGAAAACTTTAACACCTATACTTTCAACGTTCTTATTTGTGATATTATGAACGCAAACAACTTTGATATTGAGGTTGATTTGTGGAGTGATACATTACAAATAGCCGAAGACATTTTAGCTCAATACAAGTAT